GATATGGAACGAAGCAAGTAAAGAACCAGAACGACAAGACAAAAGACTAAGATATAGAAGCCGCAAAGGAACGGGCTTAAAATCAATTACTAATATAAAACAATTAAAATGATAATAATAATTACATTCGGACTAGGACTTGTATTTGGTATGTATGTATCAAGTCTTACAGAAACTCATATTAAAAATAGGATAAATCCTAAAATGAAAATGAGTAAAAAAGAACTAGGACTAAAAAAGAATAAATGAAGTTTTGTAGTAATTTTGAATATGATTTACAACTCGGTCAGATAAAAGAAAAAGAACTTGGTAATATATTTAACAATAAAAAAATAGAAGTTAAAACAGATTTACAAGCTGCAGAAACTGGTAGGGTTTTTGTAGAATATGAAAGTAGAAATAAGCCTAGCGGTATAGCAATAAGTAAAGCAGACTTCTATTGTTTTGTTATTTCTGAATTTTCTTATATACTAATAGAAACAAAGGAGTTAAAAAAGAAATGCAGGTCGTTATTAAATACAGACTTAGATATTAAGGGCGGCGACAATAACACCAGTAAAGGAATACTTTTACCAGTATTACAATTATGTATAAACTTATGAAAAAGAAAACACTATCTAAATTAAAAAAAGAACTAGACACAATATTTAGTAAATACATAAGACTACGCAACGCAGATAAAAACGGTAATACTCAATGCGTAACTTGTGGCAAGGTAGATAGATGGCAAAACCTTCAATGTGGGCACTTTATGAGTAGACGATACTTAGCAACTCGTTTTCATGAAGTAAATTGTTTTACACAATGTGTATCTTGTAATATTTTCAAATCAGGCTAACAGTGGAAGTTTGGAAAATTTATAGATAAAAATTTAGGCGAAGGAACTTCAGAACAATTAGCGATACTTGCTCATACTAACGTAAAGTTTATGCGTCACGAATACGAAGAAAAGATAAAGCACTATACTGAAGAAGTTAAGAAGCTAACAAACGATAGTTAAAAACACAAAGTAGAATATAAAACTTAAACGTAATTTTTCTATATTATTGTGTATGTTTAATAAACCGATTTATGTAGACTATAAGCACGAAATAATAATAGAAGCATATTTTGATTTGATATATGTAACTATGAAGGAACTTTGCGGTTCTGACGAAAGCAAACTTACTGAGTTTTTAGATGTAGCAAATATAATAATAGAACACCATAACAACTACAAGACAATAGCACACGAAGGAAATTACGCCGACTTTATGTCTATAATACCTACAAACTTTACAGCTATGATAAACGGCTTCTTGGTAGGATATGAAGACGAAGACAATAGAAAGTCCGTAAGAATATATCAGCAAATACTAACTGACTATGCATATAGATTAGTAAAAGAACTTGAAACTGTTAAGACTATAAATGACTGAAATATATAACATAATAGGCGGGTTACGTTCAAAGTTTGAAACAATGGCTTACGGTTTAACAAATGATAAAAACGTAGTAGACGACGCCATACAAGAACTTATGCTTTATATGTTACAAATGAACCCCGAAGTATTAAAAAAAATATTTAAGCAAGACGGTGAAATAGGTTTATTAAGATACGGAGCTGTAGCACTTAGAAGAAGCTTAGATAGCCCACGTTCTAAATACTATTACAAGTATAGAAAGTATTATACAAAAATAGACGGAGCAAGTGTAGCAACTTACGAAACGCCTAACAATAAACATATAACAAATATACCTGACGAAAGCTATAAAGAAGAAACAAAAACTTGGCAAATGTATGAAAAATTAGATACTGAGTTGGATAAAATATATTGGTACGATAAACAAATTTATTATTTATATTATGAAGGTGAAACTTTAGATAGCTTAGCTAAGAAAACTGGTATAAGCCGCAATAGTTTATTTACAACTATAGACAATGTACGCAAATACTTAAAGAAGAAATTAAGTGAGTAAGTTTTTTGTAAATAAAGAAGTCTATAAAGAACGCTTAGATATATGTAAAAGCTGTATTCACTATTTCGGAGCAACTGGTAATTGTAAAAGGTGCGGCTGTTTTATGCGTATTAAAGCAAGTATTGGTAGTATGTCTTGCCCGTTAAATTACTGGACTAAAACAACGGAAGTAGAAGAACCAAAAGAAATACCTGAACATTTGCTAAAAGAACTAAAAGAAGTTTGGGTACATATAGAAAATAAGAAAGCAACAAACCACGACTGGAAAGGAAGGGCTATAGAATTATACAACGCAATATATAACACGAACTATAAAAAGGGTACTAACTGTAGTAGCTGTTTAAGTCAAGTATGGAAAGGCTTAAGCAGTCTAATAAATAAAAACAAATGAAAATACTAATAATAATAGCAATAATAATAGCTTCACTATTTACAGCGTTTATACTATTTATAATAATAGGTATGAGTATTGAACGCAGAAGAAAACAAAAACGGTTTAATAAAAACTTAGAAGACTATTACGTAAAATACGACAAACACTTTAGTTGTAAAAAGAATTGTAAAAAGAAGTGAATTTTAATAATATAAAAAAGATACTTCGTAAGCAAATAGAAACTAACGTAAAAGCTTTTTGGACGTTTAACGAAGACACTAAAGAATTTACTTGTATATATAAGAGTTATACAGACGAACTACCTATATTTACACCGCAACAACTAATAGACTACTTAAATGAAATTCATTTGCAAGAAGTGCAAAAAGACTGAAGACTTACATAAAGTAAGACTATCTTTTATAAACCATAAATTAGTATGTAAACAAGCGTACTGCTGCGACGATTATATGGAGCAAGTAAAAACTAAAGAATACGAAGGACTGCCTGAGATTAAACGAAACGAACCAAAACACTTTAAGCCTAGCGGTGATAAACTATGGAGTGACGCAAAAGAAGGACTACTAAGTGGTGAAGCTTTAAATAATGAAAAGAACTGAACAACAAAATAAGTATTACTTTAAGTGTATAGTATTACCCTTAGGCAAATACTTAGGCTATCATAAGTTTGAAATGCACGCAATACTAAAGGATATGTTTATAGCTGATACAAGTAAAGAACTAACTAAAGAAGAATTTACTAATTACTGCAACGAAATAAGGGGCTGGGCTATGAGTGAGTTTAGCTTTGATATAGAAGAACCCTTTGAACCTAAACCCTTTACTGAAGAAACAATAGACGAAATAATAGGCGAGTGCCCTAAACCAGTTAAATGGAACTTTAAAAAATAATTATTAAATAATTCTATTATATAGTATGAAAGACGAACAAAAACGAACAACCGAAAGTAAAAAAAGGATATTGAAAGCTTTAGAAGGTAGCCTAGGTATAGTAAGTAAAGCTTGTGAAGAAAGTAAAGTTTCACGTACACAATTCTATAAATGGTGTAAAGACGACAAAGAATTTGCTACAACTGTAGACGAATTACAGAACGTAGTTTTAGACTTTGCAGAAAGTACACTACATAAACTAATAGCTGACGGTAATACTGCTGCTACTATTTTCTTCTTAAAGACAAAAGGTAAGAAGCGGGGCTTTATAGAGAAACAAGAACTGGACTTAACAAGCGGTGACGAACCTATTAAGATAAACATAAATATAAAGGGCGTTGAATATTAGCCCTATATTTACCAGTACACAAGAAACCGCAATAGAGTATTTATTTGATAATACAACTAACGACGTTTTATTTGGTGGGGCTGCTGGTGGTGGTAAAAGCTTTGTGGGGTGTAGCTGGCTTATTATAATGGCTTTGAAATATCCTAAGACTAGATATTTAATTGGGCGGTCAAAACTTGATACTCTTAAAAAGACAACCTTTAATACCTTTACTGAAGTCTGTGCTATGTGGGGTTTGTTAGCTAATAAACACTATACGTTTAATGCTTCTACTAATATCATATCGTTTTATAACGGTTCTGAAATAATACTTAAAGATTTATTTATGTACCCTTCAGACCGTAATTTTGATAGCTTAGGTTCTTTAGAAATTACAGCAGCCTTTATAGACGAAGCAAACCAAATAACAGAAAAGGCTAAGAATATAGTTAGTAGTAGAATAAGATATAAGATAGACGAACACGGACTTATACCTAAAATGTTATTGACTTGTAACCCTTCAAAAAACTGGTGCTATACTGAATACTACAGACCAGCTAAAGCAGGAACTTTAGAACCACACCGAAAGTTTATACAGTCTTTAGTAGACGACAACCAGTATATAAGTAAACACTATAAAGGACAACTAGAAAAGTTAGATAGGCTTAGTAAAGAACGGTTACTATTTGGTAACTGGGAATACGACGCAAGCGATACAAACTTAATAAACTATGACGCTATATTAAACTTATTCACTCAAAAAGGTAAAGAAGGACAAATGTATATTACTTGTGATGTAGCAAGGTTCGGAAAAGACAGAACTGTTATAATGGTATTTAGTGGACTTCATGTTGTAAAGATTAGAACTTTTGACAAGTCAAGCGTAGTAGAAGTAGCTGACGAAATAAGAAGTTTACAGTCACAATACAACGTGAACCTACATAACATAATTGTAGACGAAGACGGCGTAGGGGGTGGGGTTAAAGATATAATAAGATGTAAAGGTTTTGTAAATAATAGTAAACCCTTAAAGAACGAAAACTACCAAAACCTTAAAACACAATGTTACTATAAACTTGCTGACTTGGTAAACAAAGGGCAAGTAGGAATAGAAACAAAAGATATAAATATAAGACAATACATAATTGAAGAACTGGAGCAAGTATGTATGCACCACGCAGACAAAGACAATAAACTACAGATAGTACCGAAGGACACAATTAAAGCAATTATAGGACGTTCGCCAGATTTCAGCGACGCTTTAGCTATGCGATGTTATTATGAAATAGATAGTAACTACGGTAGGTATTTTGTTCAGTAAACTATTTTTTAACTTTTTCTATTATATACTATGAATATTACAATTACAAAAGACAAGAAAACAAAAACTTATTCAGTACCTACTAACTGGAATAACGTCAGCCTAGGCGTTTATATGAAAACTATTGAAGCGTTAAAA